GGTAATGTAATTCCACTGGAACAAGTAGGAAATCAATACAGGAAAGAAGGTGATAAGAATGCCGAAGATACCAATTAAAGGTGTAATCGTATCGAACGATGACAAATGGATGTATGACTATTTTGAAATGGATTCAACATCTCCAAAAGAAGTACAAGATATTATTGATTCTGCTAAAGGTGAAAAGCTAGAAGTTGAAATTAATAGTGGTGGCGGAGATATATTTGCAGGGGCAGATATTTATGCAACATTGATGTTGTATAAGGGAGAGGTAGAAATTATTATTACAAGCCTTGCCGGAAGCGCAGCAAGTGAAGTAGCCATGGGAGGGAAATGTTCCATGATGCCAAGTGCATTAATGATGGTACATAACGTAGCAGTATATGGTGCAAGTGGTGATTACCATGAAATGGATAAAGCATCTGAAATGCTTAAGAAAGCCAATCAATCTATAGCCAATACCTACATGACCAAGAGTGGTATGAGCGCAGAAGAAACTCTTGAAATGATGGATAAGACCACATGGCTGACAGCACAAGAAGCTAAAGAAAAAGGTTTAATTGATGAAGTACTCTTTATGAGTGCTGATTTAAGTTTTGGCAATGACATGAGCGGAATGCTTAGTAAAGAAAAAATAGAGTTTGCAAAGAACGAAAGGCAAAAGTCACAAATTGAAGCAAACAATCATGAAAAATTTAAAAACCAATTATTAGAGGACTTAGATTTAATCTAATGTCCTTTTTTAATATAACAAAATAACTATCCAAGAAAGAAAGAGGAAAAATAAGATGGATCCAAAATTAAAGAAAATGCTTGATGATATCAATGCAAAGAAACAACAGGTTAAGAACCTGGTAGCAGAAGATAAGGTTGCGGAAGCGACAACTGCAAAGGCTGAATTAGTAACAATGCAAGCCAAATTCGACTTACTCTATGATTTAGAGGGCGAAGGCGAGCCAATTTCGGCAGAGCCACTTAAACCACTCGATAACGCAATTGATAAAGCAAAGAAACTTGCAAACTCATTTGTAAATGCAATCAAAGCCGGGATTAAAAAAGAAAATGTAGCTGCAGCAGACATGGAAATCTTAAACTCCATGACGGAGGGTGCGCCGGCTGATGGTGGATTGACAGTTCCACAGGATATTTCCACAAAAATCAAAGAGTTAAGACGCTCCGAAGACGCTCTTGAAAATCTCGTAAACGTGGAAACAGTAACTACATCAACAGGTTCCAGAGTGATTGAGAAGCAAGCAGATCAAGTTCCGTTTGATAATGTGGATGAGGCAGCACAGTTCCCGGACATTTCAACTCCACAGTTTGAGAAGATCGTCTACGCTATCAAGAAAAAAGGCGGTATTTTAAAAGTGTCAAGAGAACTTTTGCAAGATACAGCCGAGAACATCATAAGTTATTTGAAAAAATGGATTGCTAAGAAAGCAAAAGCAACAAGAAATGCTCTGATTTTAGCACAGGTAAATATTATCACAGCAGGTAAAGAAATTGCGGTTACCGGAATTGACGATTTGAAGAAAATTTTCAACCTTACACTTGATCCCGCAATTGCAGTTGGAGCAAAAGTTGTCACTAACCAAAGCGGTTTCAATTGGCTAGATACTTTAAAAGACCTTGATGGGAAATATGTATTACAACCAAACCCAACACAGGCAACCCAAATGCTATTATTTGGAAAATATCCTATCACTAAAGTATCTGATAAAGTATTACCAAATAAACCCATACTTACAGGGGAAATAGTAACGGGCCACAAATTCCCTATTATTTGCGGTGACTTAGCCGAAGCAATTACAATCTTTGATAGAGAAACATTATCAATTGAAATTTCTACCGAAGCAGGCGACCTTTGGGGCAAAGACCAAACAGGTATTAAGGTTAGAGAAAGACTTGATATCCAGACAGTTGATGCAGGCGCAATTGTTAAAGCGGAGTTTACAGTAACGGGGGAATAGTTAGGTATACTCAGTCTGAACTTGAAGCCATGACGATAGCCAATATTAATCTATTGGCTTCAAGCCTTGGGTATACCATAACCAAGACACTGAAAGCGGAGATCATAACGGAATTCTTGGAACAACAGGGGGTTTAGTCCTCCTGTTTTCTATTAAGTAGGTGAAAAATGTTAGAAAAAATCAAATTAAAATGTGGGATTGCAGCCGGAATAACTGTTTACAACGATGATATTCAAGACCTTATTAACTCTTCTAAAGCTGATTTGATGGCTAGCGGAGTCATAAAAGAGGTTATCCAGAGCGATAATGAACAGTTACTTAACGCAATTACTTGCTATGTCAAGGCATATAGAGGTAATGACCGAGCGGACACGGATGAGTATATAAGATGTACCAGGACCTAAGATTTTATCTTAAGTTTCTAACCATTGAAGACTTGGCACTCATAAAAGAAATTACCTCTATACCGGGAGTAGGTGCTTAAATGTGGAATGACTCTGTAAAAATCCCAAACGGATATACTGAGACAACTGATTCCGATGGATTTACAACAAGTGTACCAATTTTTATTGGTGGGATACCCGCAAACTTTAAAAGCACTACTAGAGCAGATGAAACACTTGCTGATCAAAAAGGATACACAGCAGATATTATCATTGAAATCATGGCGTGCAATTATGAAGAGCAAGACACTCTGATAGATGAAAAAAACGGTAGAACGTATGAGATAAAACGTACTCATAGCGCAGAGGGTAAGGAAACAATTAATTTAACTTGCCAAAGGCGGTGATCAGGTGGCACGGTTTGAATTTAACGGTGATGTGGATCTCATTAGGCAACTTGAAAAGCTTGAAAATTATGATGAAATAGCTAAGCAAATATTGAATGAAGCAGCCCCTGTTCTAATTAAGTATGTTAGTCGGGCATTTACCCAAAGAATTAGCGCAGAAGTTGGAAGGTCAGTTAAAAAAACTACCTTAGACAAAAATAAATATGGTTGGTATGTAGCGGTTAGGCCAACAGGAAATACCACTAGCGGACATTGGAAATATTCAAATAACGGAATTACAGCAAAGCAACTAAAGAATAGAAAAAAAGTTACCTTAAGAAACATGGATTTAGTTGCATATTTCGAGTATGGAACTAGTAATATGCCGGCAAAACCAATGATGCAAAGTACGGTAAACGATGCAGCCGATGAAATATCAAATAAATTGCAAGAAGGTTTTAACAAGGCGGTGAATGGATTATGAACGTAAACAACTTAATTATTAATACACTTAGTACATTAACTTATCCCGTGGAATTTAATGTCTACAAGCCACCACCGGGATCTACACCAAATACAATTTATTTTACATTCAACTACGAGGATGAAAGAGCAGAGACATTTGCTGACAATGAGCCGCAGATTGATGTGGCTTATTTGCAAATACACTTGTTCACACCGAGTGGTTTTAATTTTATGACACTTAAAAAACGGGTTCGAGCAAAGCTTTTTAAAGCCGGATTCACATATCCCAATATCACAACGCTTTATGAAGATGAAAAAAATCATCTGATATTTCAGTGTGAAATTGAGGGACAATCAGAAACGGAGGATTAATTAAATGCCAAAGGTAGGATTAAAATACCCTGTATACAAGGGTGCTTCAAGTGGTGTAATTGGGAAAGCCATTCAAGCAGATATTGCCATTGAAACAAACAACGCAGAGTTGTATTCAGATGATGCAGTATCGGAAAGTGACAAGTCGTTTAAGCGTGGAAAGATTACGTTAGGAGTAGATGATTTAAGCGACATTGTACAAAGAGAATTTCTGGGCCATACAATCGAAGCCACAGGCGAAGTCACAGGCAATGAAAATGATCAATGCCCGTATGTAGGTATTGGGTTTTACGGGGCAAAGGTACTTAATAGAGTGAGAAAATATCGTGCTGTATGGTTCCCAAAAGTACAATTCAGCGAGCCTAATGACAATAACAAGACAAAGGGTGAAAACGTAGAATTTTCTACTCCTACAATTGAAGGAACTATTATGAAAGATAGTAATGGAGATTGGAAGAAAGAGCAGACATTTGCAACGGAAGCAGATGCCATATCATACCTGAATGCCAAGTCTGGTAATCCTGTTTCTTCATCGGCCGGTCTATCAGCATTGTTATTAACAGGAACAGGCGGCACATTATCTCCTGCATTTGGATCAGCTGTAAGGTATTATACATTCGGTGGATTAACAGCAGTATCGGTAACGGTTGCCGCAACCGCTGCAAATCATACAATCCAATTGTACATTGACGGAGTACTTAGTCAGACACTTGTTAGTGGAACCGCATCCGCTGCTATTAACGTAGCAATTGGGACTAAGAAATTAACAATTGTTGCACAGGAAACAGGGAAGTCTTCACAAACAACTGAGATTATAGTAGTAAAAACAGTTTAGTCATGATGTGGGGTGGAGAAATCCACCCCACTTTTTAAGAAATTGAGGTAGCCATGAGATACTTAAATCAAAAAGGAACACCTATAGAAATTGAAAACAATACTTACCATCTTTTATTTACGCTGAATGTAATTGATGAATTGCAAGATAAAGTTCAAATGCCATTAAGCGAATTAATGGAAAAAACATTAGAACCTAGAACGAGGATAGCATCCGTAAAACTACTATTAAAATATCTGATAGAGGATCATTTGAGAAGACATGGAAAAAATGAAAAAATTTACATAGAAAATGTTACTTTAAAAAATAAGATTGAATATTACAGTTTGCTACTGATAAACACATATATAGACCAGATAAAATCTAAAAAAATTGAAGTTGCAAAAAAAGAGCGAGTGTGTACGGAACATGAATATCTCAATGTTGAATATTGGTTTTATATCGGAACTACAGTACTTGGGTTTTCAAAGTCAGAAGTATGGAATATGACAATATCTGAGCTTAGCACATTAAGGAACGAACATGCAATATTTAATGGCTGGATGAAAGAAGATAAAGAAGTTTCTATTGACGAAGCTATACCATTTTAAGGAGGAACCATGGCAAATAAACCGAATATAGGTGCTACCATTACTTTAGATGGTGAGAAAGAATATAGACAAGCAATAGACAATGTAAATACGAGTCAGAGCGTCCTACGCAGTGAATTAAAGGCGGTTTCAGCAGAATTTTATGGTAACGCAAATTCAATTGATGCCTTAAATGCAAAAAACAGTACATTGGCTAAGCACCAGACAGAGCAAGAAAAGAAGTTGCAAATATTAAGAGGGGCATTAATAGATGCAAACAAACAATATGGTGAAAGCTCTGACAAGGCGCAAGAATGGCAGAGACAATTAAATTATGCTTATTCTGATCTGGAAAAGTTAAACAGAGAACTTAAAACCAATGAAAAGTACCTTGATCAAGCCAAGGCCTCCACAAATGGCACAGCAAAGTCTATAGATGCATATGGAAAAGAAGTAAAGGCGGCCAAGAAGGAAACTTCCACGTTCGGTGAAGTGTTAAAAGCAAATCTGACAGGTACCGCGATCATAGCCGGAGTGCAAGCACTAGCAAGTTCTGCAAAAAATACAGGAAAAGCAATCGTCAATCTTGTAAAAGATACTGCAGCATATGCGGATAATATGCTAACCATGTCCACTCAAACAGGCATCGGCACCGACAAGTTACAAGCTTATAATTATATGGCAGAGTTAACAGATACATCCTTAGAGGACATGACAAAGACGATGGCCAAGAATATTAAGTCCATGTCGAGCGCTCAAAAAGGCACTGTAGATTACGTAGAAGCCTATAAAAGGTTAGGTGTAGAGATTAAGGATGGAAACGGAAATCTTTTAGACAGTGAAGAAGTATATTGGAAATCCATTGATGCTCTTGGAAAAATGACCAATGAAACTGAACGTGACGCATTATCAATGAAGCTTTTCGGTAAGTCAGCACAGGATCTTAATCCATTAATTGCAATCGGTACTGCCGGTGTAGCAAAGTTTACCGAAGAAGCAAAGAACATGGGAGCAATCCTCTCTAATGATACATTGAAATCACTCGGAGAAACGGACGATGCTCTGCAGAGGTTTTATCAGCAACTAGATATTGCAAAACGTAACGTTGGAATTGAACTAGCACCTGCAATGGTTGAAGGACTAGAAAAAGTATCTGAAAAGATAAGCGAAACGAGTGATGAATTTGCAGACTTTGCCGGTGGAGCGCTCGAAAATGTGGTAGACGCTTTTATTTGGATGGTTGATAATGCAGATTTAATAGCGGCCGGATTAAAAGGAATTACGGCGGCACTTATAGCCAAGAAAGCAGCCGATGGAATTGAATATGCAGCCGCAGCTTATAGGACATTGACCACAGCAACGCAAGCTGCTACAGTTGCAACGGTAGGATTGAACACGGTAACAAAAGCAAGTGTTATTGGCGCTATCGCAAGTTTAGTAATTGGTGCGGGGACAGCCATATATTCTTACGCAAAAAGTGCAGACGAAGCCGCCGAAGAAGTAAGTAAGCTAACAGCTAAAACGCAAGAGTTAATTGACAAAAGCAAAGAATTGCGAGAGGGAATAGAGGACAGAACCAAAGATTGGGATGAAGAAACTGAAAGTATAGAAGCACAGTACGGAGCTCTTAGCATTTTATCAGATAGATTATATGAACTTGCTGACAAAGAGGATAAAACTAATTCTGAAAAGCAACAAATGATTTCACTTGTTAATCAATTAAATGAAAAATTACCAGAATTAAACCTCTCTATAAACGAACAAACAGGACTTCTTAGTCTGCAAAGTGGGGCAGTGGATAAGCTAATTGATTCGCAAAAAGAACTGTATCTTATACAAGCAGCTGAAAAAAATTATACAGAAATCGCAGAGGCAAGATCAACAGCAGAAATTAGGCTAAACGAACTTATTGAAGAAAGAATAAACAAAAATTTAAGGTTGCAACAATTGCAATATAATCTCGCAAATCTTGGAGTATCAGAGGGCGAAACGGTTAGTGCATTTGATAAAGATAAAATTGCAATAGATTCAGCTAATAAGAGTATGAAAACCACGAGAGCTGACCTAACAGCAATTGATGAAGAAATGCGGATATTAAACAATACAATAAGTGCAAGTGACAAACAGTGGGAATCAAACGACAAATATATTAGTAAACTTTCAGCGTCAATGAATGGAGCTACAAATCAAGTTACTGATTTTACAGAGAAATACGCGGCGGCATTGGAAGAGCAGAACAAAGCACAAGAAGCAAGTCTTGATGATAGGATAGACCTCGTACAAGAAGTTTACGAGCAATCTGAAAAGGAACTTGACAAATCCATAAAGGCAGAACAAAAAGCCTTAGAAAAGGCGCAGAAAGCCAAAACAAAACTAATAGAAGACGCATCCAAAAAAGAGATTGAAGATGCCGAAAAGACACTTGAACGTAAAAAGGCTTTGTATGCAGCAGATTATGCGGCAAAGAAAACCGCTAAAGATGTTTTGCACGCAATTGAAATAGGAGCGGTGCAAAGTGAAATAGATGATATTATTGCACAATCCGAAGCCGAGGACAGAGCCGCAAAGCTAAAAGAGGAAGTAAACAAAAGGGCAGAGTTAGAATTGCAAATTGCATCTGCCGAAACCACAGAAGATAAATTACAGGCGCAAGCGGACCTAGTAGAATTCGAAGAGGAAACCGCAAAAGAACGGTTAAAAGAAGAACGAGATTTGCAGATAGATATTCTAGAAGAGAAAAAAGACGGTATTAATGATGCTTACGATGCCGAAATTGATGTTCTTGAAAAGGAAAAAACCGCCAAAGAGTTAAAGGCTACAGAGGAATATGAAGCTGAAAAAGTAGATATCCAAAGTAGATTAACCTTAAAACTAGAAGAATTAGCCGAGAAACAAGAACTAGAAACAACAGCTCTTGAAGATAGCCAAGCGGGATACAAAACATATCTAGCGGACCAGAAGGAACTAGCACTTGCCAACGCTAAAGAAATTTATGCAGCAGATCTTGCAGAGTTTAAAATTAATAACGCTCTAAAATACAATGAAGTTACCGCATCAGAAGATCAGATGAAACTAGCAATTAAAAATCATATGACAAACGATCTTGGTGTTAATGTGTGGGAAGCAAATCAAATATACAAAACTAAATCTCTTGATGAAATGATGCAATACTACAATCCAAGCACTTCAAGTACGAGCCCACAAGCTACTATAAATATAGATTATAGCTTAATTAAAGATGCAATGAAATCAGCAGTTAAGGAAGTAACTCTGAAACTTAACGAAAAAGTAATAGGAAAAATAGTGGAAGACACTGTAAACAAAATGATACGATAGGAGGAATCATATGAGTTATTTTATATTTAAAGAAATCCAATCAGATGATATGGGAATCATCGTTCAAAATCTTCCTCCAATTACAAAACCACCAAAACGATATAATATTAATGAGGTTGACGGAAGCAGCAAAAGTAAAATTGATGTACTTGGATATAAAGCATACGAAATTAATATCCCTATTGGCTTTAAAGGTGCAGACATCCAAAACGTTGATGATTGGCTAGACGGTAGCGGAAGACTTGTTTTGAGCAATGAACCAGAGAAATATTATGATGCTTACATTTTAAATCAAGTGGATTATGAAAAGGCAATTCGTTTTCGAACAGCGAACGTGCCTTTTTTTGTGCAACCGTATAAACACTCGACAGAAGATGAAGAAACCACATCAAGAACATTAATTAACCAAGGTAACACGGAGTGCCTACCACTAATAACGATTACCGGATCAGGGCAAATAATTGTAAATATTAATGGTATTGCGGTCTGTACTCTTCTTTCTGTAAACGGATATATCACCCTGGATAGTGAGGAACAGGAAGCCACCAAAGGAACGCTACCGCAAAATAGATTAATGGTAGGCACTTTTCCAGAATTATTACCAGGAGAAAATTTAATTACGTTCGGAGGAACAGGAACCGTTACAGAAGTCAAAACGATAGTAAGGAGTAGGTGGCTATGATAAAAGTTTTTAAAGCATCAGATACCGATTTTACTACCAACGGTGAAAAAATATTAAATCCGGATGAAGCTATCATTACAAGCAATATTGAAGAAGAGTATCTTGAACTTGAAGCCCCACTGAAATATAAAGATTATTTAGTCCAGGATAATATTTTAATAGTCGATACTTTGACAGGGAAAAAGGGATATCGAATATTTAATCCAGTTGTTAACATTACAATTTCGATTAAAGCGTGGTTGTGCTATCGGGAAAACAATCAGGTTAGTGCTGATCGTGGAGTAGTTATCTCACACGGTAAAAATTTAGCTAATTGTGAAGTAACTGAAACTTGGGATGATGTTGTAACCAAGCTAATACCTGTGGGATATAACGGTACAAGACTACCAGAAGGATACCTATCCGTAATACACAGCTACCAAAGGGGATACGAAAAAACTATTGAGTTTGAACTATCTGAAACCTTGGAAGATGAAGTTAAATTATTAGAAGAAGATATTGAGACTAATACTACACTCGAAGCTACATTAAAAAACAGTGTAGAAATATTAACCGCAAAATATAACGCATACGATGGAACTATTGCAAGCCTGCAGAGCGAGAAAACGACCTTGCAGACAAGATTGTCACAGTTGGGAACATCAGATGCCGAACTAAAAGAAAAGGCAGTTATTGAAGCACAAATACCTTTAATCGATGATAACATAACCGCAATGACTACTGATAAAGCAACCACATTGGCGGTGCGTGACTCTACTCAAACCGACTTGATACAGGCAACAGCAGACCTTGCGACCGCAAAGGCAAGTTATAACACTAAAGTTATTACAGACCTTAGGACGCAAGCACAAGCTTATATAAATACCAATCAATATCCACAAATAAATTATAATCTGGAAGCACATCTAGAAGGAATTGTTGAGTTAGGGGATACGGTAAAAGTAAAGCATCTTGCAATGAGAGTTGACCTCTTGACCAACGTTACAGCCTACAAATACGATTGCCTAACAAATAGATTTAGACAAGTGGAATTTGGCACATCAGTGCAAGGTTTAAAAGGAAAATTTACAGAGGTAGAAAATAAGATTGTTGCGGTAAAAGAAACAGTTGATAAGGCCGGCAGATCCATTACTAAATATGCATCAGAGTACAGAAAAGATGATAAAGAATTATTTAGTAAATTTATTTCAGAGTTGTATGGAAGTAGCGGTGGAATTTACGAAATGATAGAGAAAAATAATTCTACTTTCCGACAAACAGCAAGTGAAATATCCGGGACAGTGGAGAGGGTAAATACAGATTTAAGTAAAGATATTACTTCTCTATCTCTTAAAGCCGACGGAATAAGTGCGACCGTAACAAACAATAATAATACTCTTAGCCAAAATATTGCAAGCCTTGATTTAACAGCAGACCAGATACAATTAACTGTTAGCGCCATAGATAGGGACTTAACTACTGCAGAGTCTACAATTACACAACAAGCGAATTTAATTAGCCTTAGAGTAGAAAAGGGAAAGATAATATCTGAAATTAATCAGACCGCCGAGAGCATAAAAATATCCGCAAGTAAACTTAATTTGTTCGGCTATGCAACATTTGCTTCGCTTGAAACTCCAGGCACGGTTGAAATTGACGGAGGAAACCTTAAAGCAAATTCAATCGTGGCTGAAAGCATTAAAGCCGGTGGAACAATTACAGGTGCAAAATTTACCAACGGAGCTGTTACTATCGATGATTCGGATATTACTATAACAGCTATAAGCGGAAAGATATATGGTAAGACAGGGACTATTACGAGAGAAATAATAGGATTTACCGGAAACCAGATATTTATAGGTGAAGAAAATTATGCTGCATCATCTTATCTTTATATGAAACAGCAATATATAAATATTGGATATACGGGAAGCGAAATAAAAATGGGAGTTTCAAAAATAGGGTTTTTCAGTGCATCTCCTGTACAAAGACAAATAGTTGACAAGGTATACACCGCAAGCGTTACCCTCCCATTTTTGGCAATTAGGTTTAACGAATTATTAACAGCAATGAATACAAATGGGCTAATTAATGCAAATAGTTCATCATAAGCGAGAGGGGAAAAAATGAAAAAAGTAATATATACGTTTGAACAGATGTTAGAATTAACAAATCTTTTAGACTCTCTTACAGTTAAGGGAATAAGCAATTGTAAAGCAATAGCATTAAGCGCGCAAATTATAGATAAGTCAATTGAGATAATTGACGAAGAAGATAAAGCGAAAGAAGAGGTGACTGAATGAGTGACATAATGAACATAACAAGGAAACTAACACTTTATGCCAACAATTCTAAGACCAATGACAAGGTAACAATAAAGCGAGGGTGCATAAATGTCATAACCTTAATTATCAGCATTTACGATAATGGTGGATTATTAGAAATACCTTCCGGCATAGTACCATCTATCAGAATGTTAAGAGCTGACCACTCCGAAATAAACAGCGATGTGCCTTGTACGGTTGTCGGGAATACGGTGCATGTTTTGGTAAATGAGTCAATGCAAAAATCTGAAGGAGAGGGATATTGTGAGATTATCTTAATTAATGATGGTAAATCATTTACAAGTGCAACTTTCCCTTTGGCTATTCAACAAAATGTACATAATGATACACACATTACTAATACAGATGATTACCAATCATTCATTGAATCAATGATATTAATTGAAAAAGCACTGCCAATTATAGAAGGAGCAGAAGCTACAATGAATACCATAAATTCTACTTTTAATCAGATAAAGGTAGATAGTGCTTCGGCAATATCGAACGTAAATGTGGTTGGTACAAATGTAGCAAATGCAGAAGCACTTAGGGCTACAAGCGAGTCTGGTCGTGTATCAGCAGAGTCAACCAGAACTACGCAAGAAAACGCTAGAAAGACTAGCGAAACAAGTAGAGGAACAGCCGAAACAAATCGGGTTGCTGCCGAAAGTGGAAGAGTAACGGTTGAAACCGCAAGGGCGACAGCCGAGTCAAGTAGAGCGACCGTTGAAGCTGCAAGGGTAACAGCCGAAACTACTCGTGGAACAAATGAAACCACTAGAAAAAATAATGAAACATCTCGTGTTAGTGTAGAAGCTGTAAGGGTAACTAGCGAAACCGCAAGGGGTACTGCCGAAGGTGTAAGAGTAACCAATGAAACAGCCAGAGGAACAGCAGAAACCACAAGGGTATCTCAAGAAAATACACGTACAACTAACGAAACATCAAGAGGCACATCTGAAACCGCAAGGTCCACTGCAGAGTCTACCCGTGCAACAAAAGAAGGTGAACGACTTTCTTCCGAAACTATCAGGGGAACAAATGAAGTAGCTCGACAATCATACTACAACGCATACAAATTATGCGAAGCTTATGTACCGGCTACTGCATATATTATCGGTAATAAGGTTACGTATCTAGGTAGTACGTATCAATGTAAACTTGCTTGTACAGGTGTCTTACCAACTAATACTACCAATTGGTTAATAATTGCTGTAAAGGGTGATACGGGTTTACAAGGGTTAAAAGGAGATACAGGTAGCACTGGTGCTAAAGGGGATGCAGGCACAACAGGTTTACAAGGGTTAAAAGGAGACCAAGGCATACAAGGTATCCAAGGAATAAAAGGTGACAAGGGAGACCAAGGTATCCAGGGAATTCAAGGTTTGAAGGGTACTGATGGTGTCGGCGGTGATATGTTTAAAAATGTTTATGATCCCACAGGTAAAGCGCAAGACATTTTTGCCTATATTGACAATCATACGAGCACAGATATTAGTGAAAGCACTACAGTTTTTACAGAAGCTACCGTTGAAGCTGATATTGTGTCGGGCGAAAAATCTAAGACTATTTTTGGTAAAATACTCAAATCAATTAAAACTTTTAGAACATCTATAGGCAACCTATCCGGTCTAACAACCACATTAAAAACTAATTTAGTTGGGGCGGTAAATGAAGTTAAAACAAGTGTGCTAAATAGTAATGCTAAAAACAATTTTTATAATCTCAATAATATGAAAAACAAAAGAACATTACCGTTAACATTTAATAGTGAAGTCGGAACACATTATAGTACTTTTAGTGGTGAAAAGGCTTGTAATGGTATAATGACAATTGATGGAGCTGCAAATAGTGGGTGGGCGTTTGACGGAGATTCTTTAGGTATTAATAACATTAAATTTAATATGCCTATTGGTGTTATTATCGGAGATAGTATTGCAGAAGGGCATCCTGCTTTACATGGTAGATTGGATAGTGATGGTGCAGGAACTTATAATGCTAATTTATTAAATAGTACTGGTCAAATATCATATCATATAGAACAACATACAAAATGTAAAATTTTTAATCACGGATACG